TTGCTAAAAGAACAACCTCGACCGAGATTGCTGTAGCCGTGGCCGTGATTGCGAGAGCACCAGAGGCCGTGTCAGATGCGGCTATGCGACTTGCAACGCCCGTGCCTGTGATGGCAGCGGTAATCGTTGTGGGCGTGTCGGCAGAGTTACCCATGCCACTGTGGTTGACGCAGTAGAAATGTAAGGGAGGACCACCGTCTGGTACGGTGATCTCTGTGTAGGCTCCTGAGTTGCCTGCCGTGCCTGCTGTGGTAACGCCGGTGGTATACTCGGAGCCGCCCCCGTGGACGCCGTTAGCCGTCGTGCTAAAGCGCAGCGGGTGGCTGCTGTTACTGCTGTGACTTTGATCGAAGCGGTAGGTATTACCCTCGTACAAGGACAGCGGAGTGGCAATGGAGCCGTTGATGTAGTACTTATTACCACTGCCATAGACATTGGTTCCGCTTGCGACGGTGACAGTGAATACAGTGGTCGATGGAGCGTCAGTACTGGCGTGGAAGACCCCGCTGGCTGTGACGTTACCTGTGACTGCGAGAGACCCTGTGGCGACTGCGCCCTTGGTTGCCCCAGCCGTAGGAGAGCTTGCAGTGACCGCGATTGTGCCACTTGCAGGGTGAGACTGCAGGATGTTGGTCGAGGTGCCCGTGGACGTTGAGCCGTCTGATCCGAGGACAACACCGCCCATTGGCGCGGTTTCAAAGGCTCCATAAGCTGGGGCGCTAGACGCCGGTGCTGGTACGGCTGCGAGTGGTTCGCCAATGAGGGGGTGAAAGCCTAGCATATCTGGTTAGGTCGCTGTGCTAAATTGCAGTATTTTACGGCCATAAGTGCTACTGTACGTAGGCGTGACATACATTTTATGACCGCTTGGTGAAAACGTTATGTAATCACATCTATAACTAGACGAACCATTCGCCCAATCAGACGTCGTGCCAAAAGATGAACCCACCGGATAGCTATTATTCGTGTAACTAATTGTACTTGCGTCCCAACCAGTGCTCAGGCTGTACTCATAAATCTCTCCCATCTGGTGCTTAAGGCAAAACAGTTTTGTGCCTGCTGGGTTGATTGCGAAAGAACGAACGTCGGTCGATTGGTTACTAAAGTCAAAGCTGTTTGACGTGGTAGATATTGTGGAAACGTCAAAACCGGTCGAAAGGTTAAACTGGACAATCTCATCTGCAGAATAACTGAGTATGAATAGCCTTGTTCCGTCTACGCTGAACGCGCCGTCAAAAGGCACGGTGACTGATCCTGATACGCTCAAGCTGTAGCCATTTATATAAGTGATCGTGCTGGTCAAATCATATGCAGAACTTAGCGAGTACGCCAAAATGGCTGTGCCCCCCTGTGCCGGCGACTGACTTTGACTCGATCCCTTATGGATGAGAAACATTTTCGTACCATTGGCGTTAAATAGAACTTTGTGTACTGAGTCGGTTGTGTGCTGAGTCGATGTAATTGAATTTGCAGAAAATGACGCAGTATAGCTGGCCGTGCTAACGTCCCAAGCAGTTGATAGAGTGAAAGAAGCTATATTTTTATTTGGGCTATTTCCAGGGACGAACAGCTTGGTTCCGTCGTGGCTGAATGTTGGACGCCAAATCAATCTGTTTGTATTTGAGTTATTGCTTATGTAGGGGTCGAAACTTTTGCTATCGTAGCTGCCATTTGGCAAATTAAAGCCAAAGGTCAGCGTAAACGCAGACACAGCCTGCGTTACCGAATTGCCGTCAGACGCCGAGAAGGTCAGAGAAAAGCTGCCCTCATGCGCTGAATTAGTGCTGGGCGTAATCGTGAACACATTGGCATTTTGGCTGACCGTCGCGGTGCTGCCCAAGCTGCCTGATGTAACTGTGTGCGAGAACGTGATGGGCAGTCCTTCTGGGTCTGTCGATGCTAGCGTTATGACCGTTGCTGTGCCATCGCTAGCCAGACCGTAGCTTGCGCTTGCGCCAGTGATAGCGGTGGGGCTGGCGTTAGTGAGGGTTGCAATGAGCCACCAGCCGGTCGCCGTGTATATATATAGTTTTTTAGTCGCGTTCACCATTGCGATATCGCCGACAACCATACCCGTCGCGGCTGTCAAATCGTTGATTGTGGCGTACACGACCGGCCCAAGGTCAGCAGCAGCGGCGGTGATGAAAACTGTGCTGTCGGTTGTGGCCGTTATTGCGTTGTTGCTGTTGCTAGACTCGGTCGGCGTGCGGGTGAGCGTGCCTGTCCCAGAGGCCGTGTATACACCGCTGCCTAGTTCCCACGCATTGCTTGGGCCTTCTATTGTGTAACGGACAGTGTCGCCAGATGAGACGCCAGCGGCATCGGCCAGCGTCTGGTATCCCGTTGAAGCGGCTCCCAGTGTAAGCGTGCCTGATCCCCCGCCTGCGACTGCGGTGATCGTGTGCTTTACTCTGTTGGCTAATGTAACCATGACTGTGTGCCTTTAATATGCCGTGAAGCCGGTGGGAATTTGCGAGGTGTAAGAATAGCCGTTAGAACTGCCCGACATGAATTGAACTTTGAAATAGCGCCCACTTGTAGATGCTATCATAAAGGCTGCGCCCGCAGTAAAATTAATACCAGAAATGTCTAGGCCAGATCCCCCGCTGGTGGGGTCGCCGCCGCCCTCGGCGTCAGTGGCCCATGTCCCGTTTTTGCCGAACCAAATCTTCCCAGCAATTGTGTCGTAGGCAATCATGAGAATATCATTCTGACCAAAGCTGGAAAGCGGTGTACCCCCGTCCAGAGCGCCGGGATAGATTCGGCCATTATAAAAATACATTGAAAAGCCTTTTCCGGTGTCGGAATAGCCATGGTTGCCAGCGGCCAAATCAGTCAGGTCGCCTATGCCCACCCATCCACGTTTCTCCGTGTGGACGTTCTTAACTTCGATGTATCTCTTGCCGGTTTTAATCGCAGTAAGTGGCGCATACACCGCACCGCTGCTGGATGCCGAACCGGTCCAGCTAGTATCCATATAGCCGGTGCTTGAGTTAGATGCAATTGTGCCGATTGATGAGCTAGCAGTCGTACTGACAACAATCTCGGTGGTAAATTCGAGTGTTAAATCCGTAACATGTGTTGCGACCTTTACTCCATCACTGGCTTTCACGCGGAAGTTCATCGTGCCAGCATTGCTTGTGTTGCTAGAGCCTATGAGGCTGTACACGCCTGTCGATTGATTGATCGAAGGGGCTGAGGCAAGCTGAGGTGGCAACGATGCGGCATCGTAAATTGTTGTGCCATTATTCAGCCAAGCATCCCAGTCATAGCTAATTGGTATACCACCCTCATCATATGCCTTTGCGTTTAAAGTCACAGCCGTGCTGCCATCGTTTGCTAGTTCTAACGATGAGGGAGGCGTAGTTGTAAAGATTGGCGCAGCGTTGTCGAGGTCTTTGGCAGTGACCCCAATGAATACCTTTGCGCTCGACGTCAGGTTCAGTGCAGCATTGTTGGCGGCGCTGCTTTCCTCGACTGTACGCACGAGAACAGTACTATTGTTGCTCACAGCAGCCGTGCCGATCTCCCAATCTGCGCCACTATTGTCTTCGACTATGTACCTGATCTGATCGCCGTCTGAGACTCCTGCGTCAAGGAAGGATTGGTAGCCTGCGACAGCCGATGCCAGAGTTATGTTCCCTGTGCCCGTCGATGATATGGTCATCTTGGCCCGATTGGCTAGCTTCGCCATATTACTGTGTCCTCTTTAATGTAGTCATGCTGCAGTCACCGTGTACGACGAGGCAGCGATACGGACGACGTCCTTGTGTGCCGTGGCATCAATGTTGCTGGCAAAGGTGCCGCGCATGAGCAAATTGCCGGTCTGTGGTGTCTCCGCATCAAAGATGCCCCAGCCTGTAATCACGCCGTATTGCTTTGCGTCTGCTAGCAGGTACTCGGGTGACGTGAACCCAGTGACAACAGCAACTTGACCATTAAGCACCTTGTAAATTGACCAAGAGCTTAGTGGGTAATAACTTACCCCAGATCCATACGGTGGCTGACTTTGGGCCCCGACCGTCGGATAGCTGTTGCCTGCGATGGGAAACTCAACTCTGTCGGTCCACTTGCGTAGCTCAGTTTTGCCCCAGTTCTGGCGGCGGCTGTTGGTGCTGTCCCAGTTGCCGTTGCGGGCAGCAGTGTTGTCCCAGAGGCCATCGTCGCGGGTCACCGAGTAGGCCAAGGAGGCCGAGCCGTTGCTTGCCGCGTCATAGACCAGCCGACAGCGTTGATAGCCTCCATAGGTCTCGCCCGAGCCGTTGATGACTCCTGCGCGGCGCTTTGCATTCTGCTGATCTGGGGTGCCCGAGGAGTTATTCGTCACTGTGCCTGTGCTCCAGTCGTGCCAACGCGGCTCGTCGAAGCTGCCGCCAAGCGTCGAAAACGGAGCAGCAAGGTCGCCTAGTGACGTACCCGTCCTATCAAGCGCAAGATACAACACAGATGGCATTGTCCACGACGTGTTGCGGAGACAATGATTGCTCCACGCCTTGAAGGCATAGGGCTGGAGAGTACCAGAGACGCCAATGCTCACACTGCCTGCAGGGACGGTGAGACTATCGCCGGTGCTTAGGCTCGTTGGTGCGGGGAAGCTGCCATAGTAAAGCAAGTTGCCGCCGGTCGCAGCATCAAAGACGCCCCATCCATAGATGGTCTCAGCAGACCCTGTGATCCGTGGATACTCAATGGCAGAGCTTGATGAAATCGACGTATTGCTGGGTGCGCTAAAGCTGATCGACTGCCGAGCTAAGGATGACTCAGTCCCTGTTCCGTCGTCGCCGAAGCCCCCACCAGAATCGGTAGACAGGCCAAGATACAACGCGGAGGGGGCTGAGAACGCACTCACGCCAAGTAAGTGGTCGAGGAACTGCGGCTCCAGCCAGTCGCTCATAGCACCACTCAAGTAATCTACTCAACTGGCAGTAATGTCAAGATCGCCTGCTGCTACACGAAGTACATCGTTGACCTCGATGGTCTTTGCAGATGTGAAGGCACCATGAAGGAGCATATTGCCGCCGGTGGATGCATCCCAGATAGACCAATAGGCCACTGCGCCCCAATTCGATCCAGTGCAGGCAGGGAAATCTAAGACTGCCGTGTTGTCCGTCGTGCCGCCAGACGCAGCGTCAAAGGCCACGCTTACACGAGTGTAGCCATTACCGCTGAGTTCTGTGCCCCCAGCGTTCTCGCCCATGCTGGCGATAGACAACCCTAGGTATACGTTGCTTGGCGCAGTGTATGCTGTAGTTCCAAGGATGTGATCCAGCAGCTTGTTCTCTAGATAATCAGACATTGCTGACATAGTTTACGTTCCTTATCGTTGTGTGTGTTTCTGTGATGATAATTACTAGTATTAGCGACGACCAGTGACGACGACATCGAGATCAAAGCCACTCAAGGCGAAGTCCTTGTTGTCATCAAAAGTCATCTTGTAGCTCAGGTACCGCCCGCCCTGCCTCGTATCGAGCTTGTGATCTGCGTTGGTGTCTATTGTTTGCTTAGCACCATAGTTAGGCACGTCAGGGGCGAGGGGCGCAGATCCGAAGGTAAAGTCAAAGGTCTTGTCGCTGTTGGCCGTGACGACCTGTGGCGTGATCTTGGTTATGACCTTGTATCCTGACAGGGGTATCTCGACCTCGTCTAGGTCAATGCCTGTACGCTCGACAAACGGAGCCGCAGTCGCAACAATGTCCAGAGGCTGACTTAGTGAGCCATTGTCGCTTAAGTCCACCCCGTAGAGCTTGGGCACTGTGATCTCTCGACCGGCAGCGTTCACGGCCTCAGTCGAGTTGCCTATGCTAGCCATAATGGCGTGGCGGTCAAAGCCAGCGTCTTGAGCGGCATAGGTGCCCCCAGCGGTATCGTAGATTAGGGCCGTGGTGTCGTAGGTCGTGACGCTGTTTATGTTGGCTGTGGTTGCTGAAACGACGTGAGGCAGATCCATGAACGACCACGTATTGTAGCGGTAGTTATACACAGCGGCCCTGTTGGCACCGACAGGCGCAAAGGCTGGGCGATCCGTGGTCATATCGTCGGAGCTTGGGTAGCAAAAGTAAATCTCGGACAGCGGGTGGTTATGATA